GAAGCCGAACAGCCAAAGTACAATCCTGAAACAGATAGCTATGAGGCTGCTGAAGGTCAAAAAGAAGTTGTGCCCTGCCTGGTCAACTTCATCCAACAGGCCAAGGTCTTGAAAGAGTATGGCAATCAGACAGATGTTGTCATGATTTGCCGTTTTCAGCAAGCACAAGATCCGTTTCAATCCGCTATCTATGATGATGGTAAGTACATTCCTATGGATCAGATTGATGCCCCTATCAAGGGAGCTATCAGGCTCAAAAAGGTAGGTGGTTGATATGGCTGTTAAATGGCAGGGCATGGAAAAGCTAACCGCAACCATCAGCAACGCTCAACCAAAGGCAGTCGAACAGTCTTTGCAGGTTCTGAAAAATAATGGAGAAAAAGGAAAGAGGATTGCTAAGCAGTTGGCCCCTAAAGATACCGAGTTCTTGAAAGACCACATCACCACCTCTTACCCTGGTATGGAAGCCCATATTCACGGTGAGGCAGGTTATGACGGTTATCAAGAATATGGTACCAGGTACCAACCAGGTACCCCTCACTTCCGTCCCATGTTGGAACAAATTCAGCCAGAATTTCAAAAAGACATGACCAACGTGATGAAAGGAGCTTTCAAATGACCCCAAATCATGCTTTGTTTAGGCGGATTTTTACCATCAGTAAGGCCAAGGTTGTTACCTATGACTTTTTGCCTGATGCAAAGAGTGCCTATCCCTTTGTTTACATAGGCGAAAATAACGGCACAGAAAGCCCAAATAAGGACCTTCTGGGCAGATTGAGACAAACCGTCCACCTCTACGGTTTGAGGGAAGGTAGAGCCAATCTGGACGATATTTCAGCCTATTTAGAAAGTGAGGTCAAGCGTGCCCATGATGGTTATGATTACCACCTACACCATGCTTCAACCTCTAAGCAAATTATCCCAGATAATACGGATGTCCAGCCCTTGCTCCACATTGTGCTGGACTTTACTTTTGATTACACCAAAAAGGAGAAATAGATGTTAATTCAAGGAAAAGACCTGATTGCATTCTTCCGTCGAGTAGCTGACCAGAAGAAACAAGATGCAGGCAAAGTCCGTTTTCAAACGGAACACACAATCAACTCTGAAAAAGAAGTTGAGAGCACCAGCACCAAGGATGGTGTTGTGAACAGCATTTCAGATGGCGAAACCAGCGCTGACTTCACTTCATTGGCCTACCGTGAAAATGTTGACACGGTCAACATGTGGAAGGAAATGCGTAAATGGTATCTGGCTAAAGACAAGGTTGAAGTTTGGCAGGTGGATCTTGGGAGCGCCCGTGTTGAAGGCGGTAAAACAGTCTATGACGTTGACTACTACCAAGGCTACTTCAAGAATTTTGAAATCTCAGCGCCTTCTGATGACAAGGTTGAATTGTCTTATGAAATGGCAATTGATGGCAACGGTGTTCAAGCTGTTGACTCATTGACTGAAACGCAAAAAGCAGCCGTTGAAGCTGCACAATACGCTTACCACACACTTGCAAAAGAAACCGACACAACTGGTGAAGGCGTCTAGGTTAGATGACTGTTAGGGGCTTTATGCCCCTTATTTTTTTAAAAGGAGTTTTACAAAATGATTTTAACAATTGGTGGACGTGAATACACACTACGCTTTGGCCTCGGCTTTTTGCGTGAAATGAATAAACAGCACTCAGCAGAACTCGAAGGCATGAAAACAGGTTACGGTGCCATGACCCTCTTTAACGCAGGGCAAGCCCTTAATGACCCGATGGCCTTTGTAGACATCATCAAGGCTGGCACGGTCAACGAACCTCAAAAACCAAGTAACGAGGCTATCGAAGCTTACCTGGAAGACTTGATTGAAACTGACAAGTATGATCAGACTATCCAGGAGATTGTGGACGAGTTAAAAACATCACCCCTACTCAAAAAAGCCATGAACCTAGTCGAGTAGGGGAGCGACAAACGTCATCTTCTAACTTTGGATATGATGAAGCTATTGCCCTCTTGATTGCCAGACATGGCATGACCTACATTGAAGCAGCAAACACAACGCTTGAACAGTTCTATATTTACAATACTGCCTATGCTATTCAGCAGGAAGATAGGCGGTATCATTCAGCTATTCAAGCCTGGTTCATCCAGAGTGTCAAAGCGACAAAAGGCAAAGGCAAAAGCGCTAAGTCAGCTTATAAGAATTTTGAGGATTTTTATAATCATAAAGAAGAATTTGACAAGTTGTTTGAACCTGAACAACCAGCCAGGAAGGTTCTTGACCTGGCTGACAAAAACAGGCTACTTAATCAAGCGATGAAAGGAGGAAGTTGATGGGAGCAACGTTTGATGTCACGGCCATATTAAAAGCCAATGTTTCTGACTTTACGAGCGGACTCAAAGAAGCTCAGATGTCTCTTCAGAGTTTGAAAAATCAAACTGGCTCTAGCTTAGATAAAGTTAGTCAAACTTTGTCGACGGTTGGAGGTTCAATGATGAAAGTCGGTGCTGGAATGACTGCTGGTTTCACAGTTCCGGTTGTTGGTGCAATCGGTGGCGTCGTCAAGTCATTTGCAGAACTAGAACAGAATATAGGCGGTACTGAAGTTGTATTTGGCAGTTTTGCCAAGACTGTTCAAAAAGATGCAGAATCAGCTTATAAAAATATGGGACTTTCTGCATCGGACTATATGGCGACTGCTAACAAAATGGCTTCACTCTTTCAAGGTTCAGGTATTGAACAGAAGAAATCGATGGACCTTACCACTTCTGCTATGCAGAGGGCCGCCGATGTCGCTTCTGTTATGGGTGTTGACATGAGCATGGCGATGGAATCCGTTGCGGGTGCTGCGAAGGGTAATTTCACCATGATGGATAATCTCGGCGTAGCCATGAATGCGACGACAATTGAAGCGTACGCGCTTGAAAAAGGATTGAATTTCAAGTGGGAAACAGCAACGAATGCTGAAAAAGCGGAACTAGCCATGCAGATGTTTATGGAGCGAACTCAGCAATTTGATGGTAACTTTTTGAAAGAATCAGAACATACTGTTGCAGGTTCTCTTGGTCGAATGAAGTCTGCTTTTTCTGATTTTGTGGCAGGTTTAGGCGAACCTGAAGCAAATATCAAGCAGTTAATGACAAATCTGGGCGAGTCTATTAAAGTTTTTGCAGAAAATGTCAAGACGGTGGTTGGCACTATTTGGGACAACCTACCTCTGGCACCTTGGCAGAAGTGGCTAGGTCTTATTGCAGTTGCAGCAGGGCCTTTTATGATGGTCGTTGGGACTATCGCTGGAACAATTGGCAAACTTATCGGAGTAATTAGTAGTGTTTCAAAAGCCTTTGGTTTGCTGAAGGCTGGTTTTCTTGCCGCTCAAACTGGCGGTACTGCTGTCACGGGCGTGTTTGGTACGCTTGGCGGTATTATCGGCGGTATTTCAGCTCCAGTCTGGGGTGTTATTGCAGCGATTGCCGCCTTAGTAGCTGGTTTTGTCTTGCTCTACAACACTAACGAAGAGTTTAGGGCGAAAGTTCAGGCAGTCTGGGAAGCAATTAAATCAGCTATTAGCACTGCAGTTGAAGCCGTGGTCTCCTTTGTTATGGATTTGTGGGGCCAAATGGTCGCCTGGTGGAACGAAAACCAAGAACTAATTAGACAAACTGCAGAGACAGTTTGGAATGGCATTAAAGCGGTTATTGAAACTGTTATGGCGATTATCGGTCCAATGCTGGAAGCAACGTGGAGTAATATCGTAACAATAATATCCACTGTATGGGAGATGATTAAGGTCGTCATTGAAACAGCATTAAATGTGGTCTTAGGAATCATCAAGGCGGTTATGCAGATGATCAACGGAGATTGGTCAGGAGCTTGGGAAACCATCAAAGGGGTTCTGGGTACTGTCTGGGAGGGTATCAAGTCCCTTGTGCAGATTGCTTTAGACGGTTTGGGTCAAATTATCCAGACAGGGCTGGACTTTTTGAAATCAATTTGGGACACCGTTTGGAATGCAATCTCCTCTACGTTGTCGACTATTTGGGAGGCGATTAAAAATACAGTAATGAGCGTCTTGCAACCGATAGCTGCCTTTATTAGTCAGGTTTTGAAGACTATACAGGTTGTTTGGGAGTTGACTTGGGACAGCATAAAAACGTTCTTCGCTGCCTTGCTGTTGGTCATTGTCGGTTTGGTAACAGGTAATTTTGACATGGTCAAAGAGGCTATTTCAAAGGCTTGGGGCAAGATCAAGTCAAATACAGAGCAAATTTGGAATGTTCTCAAAGCGTTCTTGTCCAATACTTGGGAAAATATCAAATCGGTTGTCTCTAATGCAGTTGACAATGTGAAGAATTTTGTTTCAGATGGGTGGAACAGAGTTGTTAGTACAGTCACAAATGCTGGACCAAGAATTGTTTCAGCAGTCCGCAATAGTTTCAATGATGCTGTTAATGCTGCAAGAAACTTTGTCAGTCAGGCAATCAGTGCTGGTGCTGACCTTATCAGTGGATTTGTCCAAGGGGTTGCTAATGCGGCAGGTCGATTGATTTCAGCTGTAAGTAATGCTGTTGGTGGAGCTATCAACGCAGCCAAAAACTTGCTTGGCATCAAGTCGCCTTCCCGTGTCTTCCGCCAGTTCGGTTTATTCACGGATGAAGGTTTTGTGATTGGTGTCAAAGCAGGTACTGGAAAAGTCTTGAAATCAATGGCAGGAATGGCCCAGGGGGCTATTTCAGCCTTCACAGGTCAAGATGTGGCTGGTAGCTTGCAAAGTGAGTTGGGTGCAGTAGATGGCGAACTAGGGCGTTTGACGGCCTATGACCCATCTGTGTCCTTTAGTGGTGGCACACTTACTGTTGGCCAACAGGCGGCAGATATTGTCCTGAAAATGGGCAATACCGTCTATCGGGCCTTTACGGAAGATATTACCAACGCTCAAGAGATGGAATTGATTTTGGATCGTTACTAGGAAGGAGAAAGCTATGTATAATTACGCTAGTTTGAAAAAAGTTGACGGAACTATCACGGCTTTCGAGCCTAGTGACAACATGTCCATCAACGGTGTGCCCCTCAATCAACTGGTTGAGGGCTACCGACATTTGACGGTGACAGGGAGGGGCTTGCTTGGTCAATCGGTCAAGACAACCTCCGTACCTGGTCGCCGTGGTGTGTGGGTGGAAGATGTGTCTGATGATGAGCGTGTGCTTGAAATCAAGTATCAACTAGAAGCTAGAACCAGTGCGGACATGCGGGATAAGTTTGCGAAACTCAACAGGATTTTGCGAACTCTTGCAAGTAGTGGTTATCTTGAAATCACATTTAAGGATGAGCCAGGTTTTACCTATTATGGATATTTCAGTGGGGCGGACGACATTGAGGAAACCTCTCTTTCACTCGTCAGCAAGTTTACCTTGTTAGTGCCAGACGGGTATAAGAAAAAACAGGCTCAGAACTCTACTGGGCTTGTTTCTTTATCGGATGCCTTTGAAGTCTTGCCTGAGTCCATCACAGTCACACCGACTGGAACGGTCAATCAGGTACAGATTATCAATGGCGCAAAGATTTTGTCTTTCTCCGGTTCGTATGTGGCCGGAAAAGACATAGTTGTGACCTTTGGGGTGGAAGAAGTGACGGCTACCTACGACGGTAGGAATATTCTTAGCGAACTGGATCTATTTAGCCCACTGGAACGATTTACAGTTAAAAACGGAGACACTATCACGGCAAAGAATGCCACAGTAAAAAATGTAGTTTGGAGGGATGAGAGAGCGTGATTTATTTATTCGATAAAGATGAAAAACTGATAAAAATTGTCAGGAAATCAGCTGTCAAGACTGCCCTGCAGAAGTACGCATTAACTACTGAGCGTTATGTGTCTGACCGTTTGACGGCTGAACTCAAAGGGCTGAATGCGGATGAGTTGGAACAGATCGAGTACATGGCTATTCAGACCATGGAAGATGCTCATACTTTTCATTATTTCTATGTTGCCCAAAAATCTTCGGATGAACTTACTGCCTTGATTGGTGTCCAGTCAGGGATTGAGGAATTGCGGAAGTCACCAGTCTATGACAAACGACCTCAGAACGCCTTAGCTCGTGATGTGATTACGGATTTGCTTGCTGGTACCAACTGGCAAGCTCGTTTTGTTGGCGAAACTACTGCACACAGTACCAACTTTTACTATACCTCGGTTTTCGATGCTTTGAAAAAGGTTTGTGACGTTTGGGATTTAGAGATGCAATTCTTCGTCGAGATGAACGGCAATCGTATTGGTGCCCGTTACATTGACTTTAAGCAAAGAATCGGTGAAGCGGTTGGTAAGCGTGTCGTTTATGGTCACAATGCCCTACAAATACTGCAGGAAGTTGAACGAACAAACATCTATACAGCATTGGTCGGTCGTGGTAAAGGTGAGGAATATGGTGACGGTTACGGTCGGAAAATTACGTTCGAAAACGTAGTTTGGTCAAAGACGCAAGGCAAGCCGGTCGATAAACCTTCAGGGCAGAAGTACCTAGAATTGCCCTTGATGACAATGGAGTATGGGATCAAGAATGCCGACGGCTCTATGCGTCCTAAAATCGGTTTTGTGGACTTTTCAGAAGAAGAGAATCCAGAAGTATTGATTGAACGGACTTACAGGGCTTTGGTAGATGCTGCACGTCCGCAATTGACCTTGAAGACATCTAGTGTCTATTTGAAAGGAGTCAAGGTCGGAGATACGATTCGAGTTGTTCGGCATGACAAAAAACTTGACTATGATACACGGATTTTCGAGATAACCTTTAACCGACTGAATAATCAATCTAGTGACATTAAGCTTGGTGACAGAATTGGGGAAAGTAACGAGGCAAAAGCTCAAACAATTGCTGACAAGGCTGTTGAGCAGTTTGTAAATAACGAGTTTTCAAATTTCGTCCAAAACCTGCCAGATTATCTGCCTAGCGCCGATGGTTTTAATAATAACTGGTACGGTGCCGAAGACCCTACTGTCCAGTATCCAGGTAAGGTGCTGATCAACGATATTTGGTATAAACCTGATCCAGAGCATGAGGGACATAAAATCATGTTACGCTGGTCTGGAGAAGTTTGGGAAGAAATCTTGCGAACTTACGACAGCGAAGCTCTGCGAGATAGAATTACGCAGGAAATCGCCCAGGTCAACCAATCCATGCAAGCTCAATCGGAGGAACACGACAGACAGGTCGCAGATATATTGTCTAAAACGCAGTCTGTCGAATCGCTTGCGAATCAAGCGAAATCAGATGCAGCAAGTGCCATCGCTAGAGCCAATCAAGTCAAGACCGAGGCTATCGCAGATGCGAGGGCGCAGGTTGCGACGGTCAGTCAAGCGTTAAATACTGCTGAGACCAAGATTGCGAATCTTGTTAATGAGGTATCTAGCAAAGTATCTCAGACCGATTACAATACGTTGACTGGTCGAGTGAGTATCGCTGAGTCGGCTATTACTCAAAATGCGACTGAAATTAGCAAACGTTTGACTAGTACGCAAGTTGAGCAAGCAATCACAGATAAGGGATATGCGACGGTCGCTGTGCTTGAAAATAAGGTCAAAGAGACTGCGGATAGTTTTAGCCGGACAATTAGCGAGACAAAAGCGCTGATACCGAGTGATTTTGGTGGATACAATCTAGTACAAAATGGTGCTTTTCCGACAACAGATGTAGCACCATGGGGAGAGGAAACACCATGGGAAGTACCAGTTGAAATTTTCCGTCATGATTTTTACTATAACGGACAGAAGAGCTTATTTAGATTAGTAACCAGCTCTACGTCAGAGATTACAACATCAACCAATCGCTTTGAGGTTAAACGAAATACATATTACACACTATCATTTTATGCATTTGCCGGAAGCAACGTCCGTAACTCAGATGTGTTCTTTCTCGGACGGAAATCAAATGAAACTGATGGTTTTACAAGCGCAAATCTAATCATTAACCAACGTAGATTTTCAAACCTAAAAGCAGAATATGTAACTGTTACTTTTAATTCCGGAGATAATGATAATGGATACCTCCGTTTTGACAATAATGGTTCAACCGATGGTCAAGCCGCTGTAATGTTTTTCGGTGAAGTTATGTTGGTTGAGGGACGAACTGCCCGTAAGTGGGAGCCGTCATACGCAGAATTAGTCACTGTTACAAAGTTGCACACGGTGGAAGATACCTTGGACAGTCACACTCGTATTATAGGTGCGGTCGGCACTACAGGTAGTATCTTAGACAATGTCAGTAAAGTCACGCAGACGGCTGCAGGCTTGGTACAGGAAGTATCTGGTGCTAACGGGCTTAAGACACAGGTCAGCACGCTTGCAGGGTCGTATGCGATTCAAAATCTGACCAGCTCTGGTACGGTACTCAACCAGCTAAACCTTAACAAGGACGGCTCTGTTAGGATTGATGGTAAGCTCGTGCAGATTACTGGTACAACATATATACAAGATGGTGTTATCAGCTCTGCTAAAATTGGCAGTTTAGACGCTGGTAAGATTACAACTGGCACGCTGAATGCTGCGAATGTCAATATCATCAACATGAATGCTAATAATATTACCACAGGGGCGTTGAGCGCAAATCTTATTAGTGGCGGTGTGCTTAAAAGTACAAATGGTGCGACAAATTTTGATTTAAACAATGGAAATCTTCTGTTTAATAACAATTATGGCTATATACGTAGAACTGCAAATGACAAAATTTTTGAAATAACAACCCTACTGACTGAAAAAAGTAATTATAGTCCGGAAGGTCTAAGTTCTAAATTTATGATTAGAAAAAGTGATTATAGCAGACAATCGGGGGTAAGCTTTAATTTATACACTACAGTCGACGGTAAGCCAACGGCAACCGCTCAAATCTACAGTGATTCCTTTAAAATTACAGGTTCAGACTACACAACTATATTTAGTTTGGGAAGCAAAAATTCTTATCTTGGAACGTTAAATCTTCAAGGTTGGGGCGACATTCCTGTGGCTATTATGTCGGGTGGTTTAGTCGTTAAAGATATTGGGATTGGCGGTCACACAGAATCGTTATTAAAAGTCGTTGAAAGGTTATGTAAAAAAACTGGTCTTATATGGATATAAGAAAGAAGGTAGTATGAAATTTAATATAAAAAATAAAGACTTAAGTAGTCTTTTACAAATCATTGACAAGTTAAGCACTACATCTATGCGTGTTAATCGTGGTAAGGCTAAAATCTACAGTGCTGTTAGCAATAAACTGCAGGAATACCGCTCTGACGAAGAAGACATTTTGAAAGAAAATGTTGTTATCGATGACTCAGGTCAATTAGCACGTCAAGAGGATGGAAACTTTATTTTAAAAGAAGGCGTCAGCGTCGTTGATGTTAATCAACAACTACTAGAATTACAAGAAGAAACGATCACAATTTCTAGTGGTGACTATACGAACCGCTTCACAGACTTTTTCGACTGGCTACTGGACTGTGAAGAAGTTTTTACAACACAAGAGGCCATCTTGGTTGATAACCTCTTGGAGCAATTTGAAGAACAAAAAGGAGAATAATCATGGCAGAAACTACTACTAACACTTTACTTGACCTATCAACCATTACAGAACCATTTGACCTTGCAACAGCTTTGGGCTATATGAAAGAGAATAGAGAGTTTATCCGTTGCAAGTCAGAAACACAGGACTTTTACATGTACAGAGACGTTCAAAAGCGCCCTGCTGTAGTTAATGGCCAACGTCAATTTGTAGATGTTGAGTCCGTTTGGGCCTTTAACCAATGGGGTGGGACAACAACAACAATCAACGTTTCCGATTTGTTTAAAGAGGATTATTACATCATGAAGTTTGACGAAAATGGGAATCCAGATTGGTCTGAGCCAACTGTAGGGGCGTAGCTTATGCCGGGTCAGGATATTGTGAGGGAAGCTATCAGAGCTACTTGGACTATAGATAAAATCGCGGGGGTGGTTGTCGTCATCCTCGCGATTATGCTTGTCTCTATGGTTGTCAGTCAAAATGCACATGTTAAGCGATTGATTAACAATTTCCAAAAAACCAATGATGCTTTGATGGATACTAACCGTCAAATTGCTAGTGACAATCAGCATCATATGGAGCATTTGACAACAGCAGTCAATAATTTGGCCAGCGAGACACGCAATGATATAGCGGATTTAAAAGAGCAGATCTCGGAACTAAAGGTAGAGGTTAGAGACCTGTAGGAGGTAGAAAATGGAACATTTAACAGAACTTATTTTTGGCACAGCGACAGGGATTTTCGGATTACTGGCTGGTACGATAATCCACGAAGTCAAAAAATATTTAATTGCTAAGGGCGGTAAGCGTGCCGTTGAAATCACCGAAATTTTGGCAAGGAACGCTGTCAATGCAGTAGAACAGATTACTAAGCTAGACAAAGAGCATCATGTAGACAAGTTAGACATGGCAAAGCGGCGTATTGTTAGTCAGTTGGAAAAATACAACATTTACATGACCGAGACACAGCTTGAAACATTTATCGAAAGCGCGGTAAAGCAGATGAATGATGCGTGGAAGGAAGAATAATTATGGCTCTAAATATGGAGCAGGCTATTACCTGGATGGAAGCTAGACGAGGAAAAGTTACTTACTCAATGGATTATCGAAATGGTCCTAATAGCTATGATTGCTCTAGTGCAGTTTATTATGCACTAATGGCTGGTGGTGCAAGCTCAGCAGGTTGGGCGGTAAATACCGAATATGAGCATGATTGGCTATTGAAAAATGGCTTCACCTTAATTGCAGAAAATTCAGTTTTCAGAGCGCAACGTGGAGACATTTTTATATGGGGGAAACGGGGTCAATCAGCGGGAGCGGGAGGTCATACGGGAATATTTGTTGATTCCAATAACATTATCCATTGTAATTATGCTCGTAATGGAATTACCGTTGACGGATATTTAGATATTGCTCGTGCCTCAGGAAATAAATATTACTACATATACCGACCCCACGGGCAGTCAACAGTATCAGCATCAACTGCGGGGAAATCCATTGACCAATTGGTTAAAGAAACTCTTGCCGGGAAATATGGCAACGGAGATACCCGCAAAACAATACTTGGCAATCAATATGAGGCTGTCATGGCAGTCATCAATGGCAAAACTACGACTAATCAAAAGACTGTTGACCAACTGGCTCAAGAGGTAATCGCTGGCAAACATGGCAATGGTGAAGACCGTAAAAAGTCACTTGGTAGCCAATATGAGGCTGTCCAAAAGCGTGTTACCGAATTGCTCAAAAAACAGTCATCTGAGCCTTCTAAGAGTTCGGAGGTAAAACAACCCACGGAAACCAAAACAAACCAAACTGAGCCAACTGTACAAGCTACAGTAAGCAAAGAAGATGGAGACCTCTCTTTCAATGGCGCTATCTTAAAAAAAGCGGTGTTGGACAAGATTCTTGCTAACTGCAAAAAGCATGACATCCTTCCAAGTTATGCTATCACCGTCCTACACTTTGAGGGGCTTTGGGGTACCTCAGCCGTAGGTAAGGCTGATAACAACTGGGGAGGCATGACATGGACAGGTCAAGGAAACCGTCCAAGTGGTGTGACAGTTACCCAAGGAACAGCACGTCCTTCAGTTGAGGGTGGGTACTACATGCACTATTCAAACGTTGACGACTTCCTTACGGATTGGTTTTACTTGCTACGCTCAGGTGGTTCTTACAAGGTAAGTGGTGCTAAGACCTTTAGCGACTCTGTCAAAGGAATGTTTAAGGTTGGCGGTGCAGTCTATGATTATGCTGCAAGCGGATTTGATAGCTACATCGTCGGAGCTTCCAGCAGACTCAAGGCTATTGAGGCTGAAAATGGATCACTAACCAAGTATGATACTGCTACCGTCGATAATGTCGGTAGCACAGACAAGATTGAGGTCAACATTGAAGGGATTGAAATTTCCATCAATGGGGTCAAGTATACACTTTCAAAGAAGCCAGTTTAATACGAGACAAAGAAAACCCGTAGGAGAAAATCCTATGGGCTTTTTTTGTTGCCTTTTTGAAGGACATTTTGTAAAATTGCCGTTTTCGAGGATAGAAAAAGACCCTATTTGTGTTTAGGGTCAGAGTCCTCGCATGGTTAGCCCGCTTAGCGAATGTAGTGGATGTGATGAAGATATTAAAAAAGACCTTGTCCAGAGGTCGGGGAGTAGTCGGGGAGTAGTCGGGGAGTGGTAACAATAAACGGCTATATAATAAGTAAAAAAACTATCTCAGTGATAGTCTTTTTTTAATAGATTGGGATCTCAACAATTCGAGAGTAGGTTTTTTCTGCGGTTATTTTTCCATGGTAAAATTCAATCAGACTTGCCAAGGTTTGCTCTAAACAATCCTTATCCACAAAAACCATGGTTGAAACTTCAGTAGTAAACTGGGTATCAAATTCTTCTAAGCCCTGCTCTGCTCGCCAATTGGCAAACTCTTGATATTGGGCGTAGGACATGATAATAGAAATTCCTTCTTGTTCCTTGACTTTTACTACTCCGATATTTTTTACTGCATTAGCCACTGCTCCAGCGTAGGCACGAATGAGACCACCC